TTTACACACTCATCCCCAATGTACTTTTTATATGGCATTTGTATAGCCTCCTTTTTTTACACTCTCCAGATCCCTTTTTGCGGGTTCCAGATACTACTCGTTTAAGTCGTCGCGCGCGTTCAGCTCGTCAAAGCCTCTCTCGTCCACCAAGCCGTGATGCTCGGTGTAGCGCAACAATTCCGTGCCGCGTTCCCGCGGGTCTTTCGGCGTCATGCGGCCCATGTCTTTATTCATCTCTCGGATTAAGCCCTGGGCGTAGAGCGTCTTGTCGGCGTTTCGCATGGAATTAGAGCCAGTCACGGCCTCTATGCGATCCGCGTATTCCCGCAAAATGTTTGCCGCCTTTTTTATATGATCGTGGTGCCACATGGGTATATCCACGCGGCGCTTAAACGTCATAAAGCCGGACTGCATGTACATCACGGTCTGATTGTTTCGCTTCTTGCGTCTCACTCTTGACTGCCTCCTGTCTGTTTTTTAACTGCTTTTCGCCCCTCAGACAATGTTAACTGGGTATGCATGATTTTACGAAAATTAATCACATTTTGATACTTTTCTGTTAAGTCAGTTAACATCACTTCCAGGTGGCGGTCCACATAATCATCCAGCGCGGCCATCAAAACTGGTGCGGCGCGCACGGCTCGTTTGTCGTTTTCCAGGATCCAATTTTCAGCCAGGCACTCGTCAACCATCTTGGTTGCCGCAGCCCTGGTCATGTGCAGCTCCCTGGCGATGGCGGACCGCGTTTGGGTGGCCCCGTCAAATGTGGCTAGGCACATGAGCCTGGCGAAAGCGTTGCGCCCTTGGCTGCTATTGAAGTACCGCTGGATTTTAGTGTCCATCCTAGTTTGCCTGGCTTGGTGGACGCTAAGCTGGTGCACGCAAAGCTCTCTGGCGTACTCGAGCAGCAAGTTTTTGTGTACGTCGTTGCAGTCCATCAGCCCCTCCGCAGCGCGATGTTGCGCACGGTTGAGGCGTGCCAATCGCCGGAGGTTTCCCGGTCGTGCCTGGCGCGCGCCGACGGCGTCTCCACGCCCATTGCGTTAAGCTGTCGCGCGGTCCCGGCGTAACCCAAGCCCTGCCCCAGGCATTGCTTAATTATGGGCCAGACATCCTCGTCGCGCTCCCTGGCAAGCTCAGACTGCGTCTGGTTGCCCTTTGCGCCCGCCTCGCTCAGCTTGTCGTGGATCCCCAGCCGGGTGATTTTGCGGCCACCCTTGGAGGTGAACGAGCCATCCGTGGCCAGCTTGGTTTTGATGTCATCCAGGGCCGCTCGTGATTTGGCGGCAATCCGGTGACGCTGCACGTCGGCGGCTGCGCTCAGGACGTGGATGGATCCCTTGCTGATGGTCGGGTCGTCCGCCACCATGATGCGCATGTCGTGCATCTCAACCTGGTGCTTTAACCAGGTGAGCGCCTGCCATCGCTTAGTGAAGAGATCTGAGGCCGAACTGATTGCGAAAGCCGCGTTGTTGGCCCTGCACCACTTGACGCATCGTTTCAGCTCTGTGCGGTCCTCCGCGTCGCGTCTGCGGTCGCTCTTGACCTCCTTGTGCCAGCCAATCGTGGCATCCTTGCCGTCGAACATGATTTTGATTGCCTTGCGCTGACGTCGCTGCCCCTCCGGCAACGCGCCAGCAATAAACGCTCCCACCTTCATTGTTTTGCTCCTTCAATTTGATAGCCCTTCTGCATTTTGAGAACATGCCCCAGCCATCCATACTCGTTGTACGTCCCTAATTTTTCCCGGACGGCGTACCTCACACACTGCGCCCAGGTGCCATAGAACATAGCAACGCCAGACGTTGTGTCTACGACTTTCCATGCCGGGGTCATATCCGCTCCCCCTTCTGCACGACCCTGATGGTCTGTGAGCCGGATCCCTGGCACAGGTTGCATGTAAAATTTTGCAGCGTCTCTTGCTGGGCGTGAATGTTCCACTCCCAGCTTTGTAGGTAACCCCTGCCCCGGCAAACGCGGCACGGCTCGTCGTGATCAACTAGGTTCTTCATTTGCTACCCTCTCAATCAGTTGCTGCACTTGTATTCTGGCGAACACCTCATCGAGGATGTCGTCCAGTTCCGCGCGGGTCAGGGTTTTCCATTTATTTACGAATTCTCGTTTCATTCTTTACCTCATGATTTTGCGTCGTGAGGCAACTTGCGAAACGCTCTGCGCAGGCCATCCTCAGTGCCGTCGGTTGCCACAATGCGCATCGCTGCAACATTGGGGTCAAATTCATAGGCATACTTTTCCTCGTCGCAGTCCGCCTTCTTGTGGGATCCGAACATGTCGGTCCATTCTCCGGTGGATGCTTCTTTGATGAACAGTGTGTAGTATTTAGCCATTTTCTACTCCTTCAAAATGGTGGCTCTTGGCCGGGTTGTGATGGGGTCCACACAACGCGCACCCCGTGTATCTGGTAGATGTATATTTCGAGTATGCTTGAGTACACTAAAAGTACCCACGCAAGCTGTCTGGTAAATTCTCAGGATTATAACCTGACGCCACCATGGCTGCGGCTGGCTGCAACTCGTCGATGTCAAAGCGCTGCCAAGCGACTGAGCCATACTGTGGGTGGCCCTCTTGCCAATGCTTTGGATTTAGCGTGCCACCCGCAGACAAATGATCCTCGATGCGCTTGACCATACGCTCCACACGCTCACGCGCCTCTTGGTGGCCAACCTTATTAGACTGTAAGCCCCAGTCGTGGACCATGGTGTTGCCTAACTTGTCGGCCACGGTGACGTAGTAGTTTGTCGCGATGTTATCGCCTGGCTCTTCAGCGTAAGGATTTGTGTACTCAAAATCCCACTCTGACAAAAACACGCTTACTATTGTTGTGCTATCTAGTTTCATTCGACTGTCTCCTGTCTGTTTTCTGTCTTGTTACCTAAAGATAGCAATGTGCTATCACATTACAAGTACCAGACACTATATTTTTTGTAAGAGCAAACCGAGAGACTAGTTTTACATGGAAAATCAACGGGTTGTGCTGTTCGTAAGAATTGAAGAGCACCTAAAAAATAAGCTCGAAAACGCTGCGAAGGCCGACAAAAGATCGGTGAACAGTTTTGTCGAGCAGATCCTTATTCAAAATTTTGAGGTAGAAAATGAGCAGAACACCGAGCCAACGCGGTCGCTACGCGAAGCAGCGCGGCAGTAGTTTTGAGCTGGATATCAGCCACCAACTGTTTGACGAGCTGGGCATCCACTTCCGGCGCAACCTGGAACAGGTCCGCACAGCTGGTCTGGGCGACCTCCTGCCGGACAGCAACTTGTTCCCGTTTAGCCTGGAACTCAAGCGCCGTCAGAAGGGCGTCGGGATCCCAAGCGGAGCCTGGCAGCAAGCCGTCACGGCGTCAGACGTCGAACGCGGAATCTACCCGGCAGTCATCTATCGATACGACCACAGAAAGCCCCGGTGCGTCGTGGGTTTCGGCGCCATCGTCGAAAGCGAGACGGGCAGCAAAAATACAAACCATCACGACAAGGCAGACATCAGCTTCCCGCGGTTCTGCAAGTTGGTGAGAGAAATCATGGCATGGAGAGCAGACAATGAACGAGGAGATCAACAAAACAATGCACCTACTGAGGCATCACCTGGACACGCTGAAAGCGGATCTGAAGCGGCCCCCGGAGCGGTGGACCTGTCGTCAGCGCGTGGAAAATTGCGCGGCACTCCTTGAGATGCTGGAGCGTCAGATCACGGAGGCGGTAGAATGAAACCGGGTATTTATCACGACATCCCAAACGAGGATTATCACGCAGCGCCAGGCGTTAACGCGTCATTCCTAAAGTCATGGATCAGCAAGTCACCATTACACGCTGAATACACTCGAGGATCCATCGGCCAGACTGTCGCTGACATCGGCACGGCAATCCACAGTGAGGCGCTGGAACCCGAGCTGGGCAACGTCGTCGTCTCCGAGGAACGGTCACGCGCCACCAAGGCATTCAAGGAGCATTACGAGCTGTGCAAGGCGCAGGGCAAGGTGTTACTCCCCCGCAAGGATTACGACAACGTAAAGAACGCCGTGCTGGGCATGCTGACTGACGACGGCGAAATTGTTGGCGGTCTGATGAACGACCAGCATTGCGGCAAGTTGCTCAAGCAAAAAGACAAGATTTGCGAGGCGTCAATTTTCGTTGAACACGAGCCGTCCGGGCTGACGCTCAAGTGTCGCCCTGACATCTACTCGCCTGAGCTGAAGGTCATGGGAGAC